CATGCATTTTTATCTCTACCTCGCTACGAGTGTAGCTAATAGACACTCTTGCTCGTTGGAACAAATAGTAGTGCTGTTCCACGCTCAAGCCCTCAATCAGAGGGAGGCTATACACTCCAAATCGATGCTCAAAGTAGAGATTACTTGAGTCATGGTAGACCCTATCTGCCGATTTTCTCAAGAGCCTACTCAAGGGTGTACTTTTCACTTTACCAGAAGGTAAGGTGAGATCTACTTTAAGTTTGAAGTTGTTACTAGCAAACCCACTTGCCTCTTGTGCTTCTTTAAGCGGTACGATCATTTTTCATCTACATCCGGGGAATGGGTGATTATGTTATTGTAACTGACCTCAGGTCTTAGGGTCTCTCTCTAAACATTTAATACAGAAAATATAATAAATGGACCTGAGGCCAAGTTCATCATAACACCCTGAAAAGTTGAGTCAATAAATTGTTAACAATTATTCAGTACTACAGAAAAATAGAGGTGAGGCCAGATCACCAGCCAGATAATTGAGCTCACCAGGTGTTACTTTCTCATCACTCGATTTATGAGATAAGTGTAAATTGAGTCCGCTTAACCTTCATTGCTCTTTCGAGCGTTAAAGTTAAAAATGGGTGAGTGACAATAGGGTAACTTACTAATGAT